ACACCGCCAATCCCTCATCGGGTGGCACGACACAAGAAACGCTTGACGCTTCGGGCTACGGCTTTAGGTCGGTAGCCTACAACGCAGCGAGCGGCTACGACTCGGCTGGCTATCTCGTTGCTGGCATCTCTTGGCCGAACACCGCTTCCGGTCCCACCATCGCCCGCTCTACTAGTGCAGATGCTCCCGAAACGCTGGATTGGGTTCGCAAACTACAGATCGGAACGCCTGCCTATACCTACAGCGACGGGATGCGTTTCATCTCACAGCCGGTCCTCGACAGTGAAGGAAACATCTACGTAGCATGGTGGAACCAGTTGAAAAGTCCCAGCAAATACTGTTATATAATCGCTAGCTGGGAAAACGACGGCACCTTCAGGTGGGCACGCACCCTCGCCATGTATGGCACCAGCGGCTACGCCTACACCTACCCGAGCAGTCCCTGCACACTGGCAGTCACTCCCAACGACAGTCTCGTATTCATAGGCACTGGCGGCGTCACGACATCCTCCACAGATCATCCAGCGACACTGGTCGCACGACTTCCCAGCGACGGATCTTTGACGAGCGCTTCAGCAATCCAACCTCGGGGCGACGCCACAGCAGAAATTTATTGGATGAACGATCTCACTGGCAACTGGGCACCAATCGAAGCAGCCGGAAACTTAGTAGCCGGAACTGACACCGGAGAAGAGATGAACGGTTCAACCGGCACCACGAGCAACCTGACAACCACCACCGCAGCGAACACTCGGACCTTCAGCCAAGCAGAAGTCACAGGCTGATGCCTGCTTACAGATCCCCAGAAGGTGACTATCCGCGCTATCCGGGTGACATCAATAGAGCGAACCCTGAATGGACGGACAGCGATCCGCTACCTGACGGCTGGGCCGAAGTAATCCCGACCGCTCAACCAGCCGACATTAAAGAAACCTACGAAGAAGACTCGAAGCGCTACCTGTCCCACGTCACCTGCCACGTTGTTGATATCGAACTGATCGACGGGGTATGGACTCAGGTGTGGGCAGAAGGTGAAAGAATCGCTGTCGGATATTGGGACGACGATACCGGCGAATGGACTGACCAGCCTCGTTTGATCGCTGAATATGTTGATGGGGAATGGATCGAACCAACCGTTTCTTCTGAGCAATGAACATTGTCGATGCCCCCGGCAAAATTACTGCCGGACGGCCACTCAAACCCTTCGGCATAGTCGTACACCACACCGCCTCCAACCGCAACGCAGACCCCGACAACGTGGTCGCCATGTGTGTTCGGGGTGTCAACAAGGTGCCCGGACCTCTATACAACTACCTCATAAAACGTGACGGCACGATTACGAAACTCACGGCTGGCAACATTAAAGCCAACCACGCAGGTCGAGGCTTACAGTCCGTGCTGACTCGTGTCCAGAAAAACCTTCCCGTGACCGGCAACGCAGCCGCACCAGGAAAGATCAGCGCGAACTCACGGTTTATTGGGGTGTCAATTATTAATGATGGTTTGGGTGAAGATGTGCCCGAAGCTCAGATGGACGCATTGATTGATTTGTGCGCCTTTCTGTGCGACGGACATAACTGGAACCCGGACGCAGCGGTAATAGGACACAAGGAATGGACTTCTAGGAAAGTCGATCCTTTGTTCTCGATGCCTGAGCTGCGAATGATGGTTCAACGTCGCATGGTTACGTCTGTTCCCACAATGGTTTTACCGAAAGAACCTGATGACGGCATGGTGCCGTTTCCTGGGACACTTCGGAAGGGGTCACGTTCGTCTGCTGTAAAGTTTATGCAGGAACGCATAGGTGCGTCAGCGGATGGTATTTTTGGACGAAACACGAAAGCTAAATTAATGGCGTGGCAAAGGGCCAACTCCCTTCGCGCCGACGGAATATGCGGCCCCCAAACGTGGGGTCGTCTTCAACTGAAAAGGAACGACATTGTTCAACCAGCGTTTTATTAAAGACTCTTTAGAGCGTGGAGTATCCACGTTCGCACAAGCATGGGCCGCAGCTATGGCTGTACCCGGACCTGACTGGGGTGACTCCCTAAAAATTGCGGGGGTCGCTGCTCTCATCGCTATCGCTAAAGCTGTTGCTGCTACACGGGTAGGGGACTCCGAATCGGCATCTCTTAGCAGCTAGGGAGATGGGTTGTGGCAACGCAATATCGGTCAGAAATTGCATATAGGGCATCAGGCGTCGCTTATGGGACGCCTACAACTATTACCCCTGCCACCATTGCAGCCACAGCAACCATCCCCACCGATTTCGAGTTCGAGTACCGCCAGTCTGGGCAAGCGTACCGAAACGGTTACGACTATCGTCAAGGACTCATAACTGGCAACGCCTACCTGGTTGTTGCTACTCCTGCCACGGTAGGTGTCACCACTTCGATTACGGCGACCGGTGGAATACCGATCACGGTATCTGTTTCAACTATTGCTGCTGTTGCGGCTGTACCTGCTGTCGATATTGACGCTAACTACGTTCACGTTGACACGGGTATAGCTGCCGCAGCGAGTTTGCCTGCCCCAACGGTTGTAACTGGGGCGTTGATGACTCCAGCCACGATTGCTGGGGTCGCAGCGATCCTCACTCCAACCCCTGAAGTTGAGGTGATCGCCAACCATGTCAGTGGCACCGGCGCTGTCCCAGCCCCCACTAAAGAATGGCACATCCTCCCAGGCACCATTACTTGCACCACCACAATGGGTGAAGAACCCGTTTACACGCTCCTCGAAATGCCGTACACGATGACCCTTCCCCCTGTCGGTTTACGGCAGGACGCTACCCCTGCGGCGTATGCGTTACGACGCCACTACGCAATGCAAAGAAAGGGAACGAACCTGATAATTGTCAACGGCACTTCCATCCAGACGTTCCCCCCAGCGGACTGGTCAACTGTGACAAGATGGATATATGGGGGACATGCGTCCCCGAAGGACTTAACGTCCTCTGAAATAGCGTTGTTAATTGCCAACGGATATGCGATTGACGTTGGAGCTGGAGCCTAAATGCCTGTTTACACTTACCGTTGCCTTGATTGTGGGTTGACTCTCGACGTTCACCACGGCATAGACGAAACCTACGATGAGAGTTGTGAGGGATGTAGAGGGGTTGTTCGCAAGTATTTCGGCAATGTCCAGTTCGCACCGTCGGCTACTCCTAGTCGGGGAAACATTGACTGGGGAGGATCGAAACGTAATGAAAAAAACAAAGACGCAGACATGGCCGCGTATAAGCGCCTCCGCTCTGAGGGTTTGCAGCCCCGTTCTATTAACGGGTCTTCCCATCTTGAGAAACATGCAGGCACAGCGCATGAGATCACAGCAGGCCAAGTCCTCTCTGAAGACGGACGGAAACGTAAAGAGGCGGCCCTTAACGAAGTTCTTGGGAGCACCTGATGACAGCACAAGTATGGATTGATTCGACAAGAGACATGCTTTTGTCGGGCTACGTCGAGGAACTCGATTTAGTGACTACAGCCCCAAGTCCTGCGACCACTGGTACGACTCTGGTGGTGCAAGGTATCGCTACTTCTATTGTTAAAGGCGTCGTCATTGAAGTGAACGCCGAGTTGATGTATGTGATTTCGGTAAGTTCAACGACGATTAATGTGATGCGTGGCTACGGTGGCTCTACTGCGGCTACTCATACTACGGGCGACATTGTTCGTGTATCCCCCAAGTTCCCCACTAACCGCATCATTTCTTCCCTCAACGACGATCTCGCTGACCTGTCAGCCCCAGGTCAAGGGTTGTTCCAAATGAAAACCACGAGCTTCACGTACAACGCTGGGGTGGATGGCTACGATTTGACGGGGTTGACTTCCGCTGAGATCGACTCGATCTATTCGGTGACATACGCCGACATTGGGACTGAAGCTGCGGAGCCTGATGTGTCGTCGTGGCGGCTTCGCCGTAACCGTGACACCGCTTCGTTTTCTAGTGGGCTTGCTTTGATTCTTTACACTGGTGCGTGGCCGGGACAAAAAATAACGGTCATGTATAAATCCCCGTTCACTCCTATCACTGACGGCACTACTGCCCGTTCTGCTGTGGGGTTGGCTACCACCGCCTACGATCTTCCTCCTCTTGGAGCTGCGATGGCTTTGATGACGACCACACCGATACGTCGAGAGTTCCTTGACGCTCAAGGCACGTCCCGTATGGGTGACGAGGTGCCTCCTGGCGCTATCTCTGCGTCGTTCCGTGATCTGATGGGGCGGCGTCGTGCCCGTGTTGAAGCCGAATCGGGTCGTCTTGTTTCCCAGTATCCACAGTTGTGGACTCGTAACTCAGCTATGCGTCCGACCGCTCAATGGAGCGGGTTCACGTCGTGAGTTTTAATTCGGAGTCGTTGCCAGTTGAACTGGATGGTGTGTCCTATCTTGTGGACGCACGCCAGTATGGGCGTACTACGGTTCCGGCGTTACGTGAGCAGCGTGACACGAGTGGTGAAGCTGGTGAAAATGCTTTAGATACGAGTGGAGCGTGGACTCGCTCCCAAACAGATTGGAGTTACGGTGCGGGTCAAACGCATTTTGATTTGGCTGACAGTGATCGTCGGCGTTTCAACACTTCTGTGGGCGTTGATGTCTGGACGAAGGGAGAAGTATCCTTACTCCCCATCACCGAAACCGGGGCCAACACCCCGACGTTCACGACGGGGGACATAATTACCCAACGGGTAACGAACGCTGCTGGCACCGAATACTTGTATGTTGCCAACGGCACCACGGTTTATTTCTCCTCGAACGCTGCCGCTGCGAGTCCCACCTGGAACTCCAGTTTCACGATGTCGTCAACGGTTACGTCGTTGGCAAGTGACGGCCAGTACGTTTATGTGGCGTCGGACAGTACGACTCTCCCCGACCGGGCACTCATCGGTTCATCTGCTGGGACATGGCCTGGGAGTGTGGAGGATGTCAACTTTGTTGCTGTCGCCGCAGGCCGCCTTATCGGTTTCAAAGACAACTCGATCTATGAGTTGGATGCTGCTGGTAGTAAAGCTAGTTCTTCTCTCGACTATTCCCTTCCTTTAGGGGGGAGTGCTTGGGTGGATGTGGACGCTGGACCGGGCGGTATTTATGCGGCAGCGAACACTGACGACACTGGAGCCATCTATCACATTGGGGTCAGTTCAACTGACGGTACTCTCAGCACTCCCACTGTTGCCGGTGAACTTCCTCGCGGTGAGAAGATTAATGCCATCCTGGTGTACGGTCCTGTGCTGTGTATCGCCACGAACAAGGGGTTTCGTACAGCTCTGATTGATACGAACTCGAATGGGGTAACGATTGGTCCGGTGATCGAAACTGGTGGGGAAGCGTATGAGTTGGAGGCTGATGGACAGTTTGTTTGGTGGGGATCAGGGTATGGTAATACTTTTCGTGCAGATTTGACTCGGTTCACTGACACTCTCGTCCCTGCTTACACCTCAGACCTCATCAGCGCCGCCTCAGCGAGCGCCACAGACCTCGTTAAGGGGGTGACCCGTCTAAACAATGGCGGTTCGCCTAAGCTCTTTCTGGGCGTTGTGAGCGGAGGTGCGGCAGTCCTTCAACGTGAGTCCCGTACTGGTGAGAAAGTTGCTAGTGGGACACTCAACATTGGTGAATGTTCGTGGTCAACTGTGGCACCGAAACTGTTGCGTTCCGTCACTGTTCGCCAAGACCGTGCCCAATACACATTCAACGAACCCAAAATCGACTACCGCCAGTCCGGTACCACATACAACCAAACCGGGTACTGGTATCGAGGGAACCCTTCATCGGCTTTCCTGGGCACTCTCACGTTTGGTGCCACCAACGACGCCAACGTCACCGACACCCTCACCCTCACCTCCGGGGTGCCATCCGACTTCACGTTCAGCACAGAATCCTCCGTATCGTACGAGTTTGTTATCACCATGACCCGCGACGGTAGCGACACCACTAAAGGCCCCATCGTTGGGGACTGGTTGACGTTCGCTATCGCCACACCATCCCGTGTAGACGAAATCATTTTGCCCATCGTGTTACGCCGCCAGGTGTTGACTTCCCGTAACAGTGGCGCTCCAGCCACGTTTGATTCCGGGTCGATCTTCTCGACGTTGCGTCAACGCATGGAATCCGGGGTGACTCTCACCTATAAGGAGGGGACTCGTAGCGAGAATGTGACTATTGATCGTATCTCCATGTCCCCTGACCGACTATCCGACGATGGAGCTTGGTGGGAAGGTACTCTCACTGTGAGGCTACTGACCGTACCCAGCTAAGGGGGCCTCGTATGGCGAAGGTACTGTTCTACGATATTGAAACCGCGCCTAACTTGGCGTATGTGTGGGGGCAGTACGACCAGAACGTCGTGAAACAGCATCGGGAATGGTACATAATGTGCTTCTCATACAGGTGGGAAGGACAGAAAGCAGCGAAAGTAGTCGCCCTTCCCGACTTTGAGCTGTATGACAAAG